TCACAGCGTTATGCTGAGGTTCAAAACTTTGCACCAAATCGTGAGACACGTAGACAAGATCAAAAGAATCGTCAAAACAGTATAGAACTAGACAATGGTGATGAAGATTTTGAGTTGAATCATATGTGGAATGAATGGCAAAATCAAATCAAAGCTGATGCAAATGAAGCTTATGATTGGGCAATCAAGAATGGTATCGCAAAAGAACAAGCCCGTGTAGTTCTTCCTGAAGGCCTCACTATGTCACGCATGTATATGTCAGGTTCACTTCGCAGCTGGATCCATTACTGTGAATTACGCATGGCCAACGGAACGCAGAAAGAGCATCGTATAATCGCAGAACAATGTTGGAATGTTATCGTTGAACAATTCCCCTCACTTAAGACCGTATTAGAACAATAAAAACAATTTAGGAGTATTCGTATGTCAGGCAGTAATATGTTACCGTCTCTGTATCAAGAGTTCATTCATAAGTCTCGTTATGCCCGTTGGCTGTGGGATGAAAATCGTAGAGAGAACTGGGATGAAACAGTTGCTCGGTATTTCAATTTCTTTGATGAGCATGTCAAGGAAGTTACAGGTTATACTGTAACCAAAGAAGAACGCAAGGAACTAGAAGAGGCAGTTCTTAATCTTGAAATCATGCCATCTATGCGTTGTCTTATGACTGCTGGTGAAGCACTCAAGCGTGAGAACGTGGCTGGTTATAACTGCTCTTATGTTGCTGTAGATTCTCCTCGTTCGTTCGATGAAATTCTTTACATTCTCATGAATGGAACTGGTGTTGGATTTTCTGTAGAAAGCAAGTTTGTAGATCAACTGCCTGTGATTGCAGATGACTTTCATGATACAGATACTACTATTCTTGTGGCCGACTCAAAGCTTGGTTGGGCAAAAGCATTAAAGGAACTTATTCATCTTCTTTATGCAGGTCAAGTGCCGCGTTGGGATGTTTCTAAGGTTCGTCCTGCTGGCGCTCCGTTGAAGACATTTGGTGGTCGCGCATCTGGTCCAGCACCACTTGAAGATTTGTTTAAGTTTACTGTAGCAACATTTAAGAGGGCTGCTGGTCGCCGTCTATCAACATTGGAGTGCCATGACATTGTATGTAAGATTGCCGAGATCGTGGTTGTTGGTGGTGTTCGTCGTTCCGCTCTTATCTCTCTATCTGACCTTTCAGACGACCGTATGCGCGTTGCGAAGTCTGGTGACTGGTGGAAAGAAAATGTTCAACGCGCACTCGCAAATAACTCATTCGTCGCAAAGGAAAAGCCAGACGTTGGTATCTTCATGCGCGAGTGGCTTTCGCTCTATGAGTCGCGCAGTGGTGAGCGTGGTATCTTCTCCCGTCAGGCATCTAAGAAGCAGGCAGAGAAGTTTGGAAGACGAGACTCGGATCACGATTTCGGCACCAATCCATGTAGTGAAATCATTCTACGTTCCAGAGAGTTCTGTAATCTCACAGAGGTTGTCGTTAGAGGAGATGACACCCCAGAAAGTCTCAAGCGTAAAGTCAAACTCGCAACTATACTTGGTACATTCCAGTCAACACTCATCAACTTCAAATACTTGAGCAAGAAGTGGCAAGAGAACTGCGGTGAAGAGCGTTTGCTTGGTGTGTCATTGACTGGCATTATGGACAATGAGTTTACAAATGGTAAGGTTGCAGGTGTTGCACATCTCGGGCCAATGTTGGAGGGACTACGTGATGAAGCTGTCAAGACTAATAAGCTATGGGCTGCGAAGCTTAATATTCCTGTGTCTGCTGCCATTACCTGCGTTAAGCCTTCTGGTACTGTATCAGCTCTTGTAGACTCAGCAAGCGGCATTCATGCAAGACATGCTCCATATTATATTCGCACTGTAAGAGCAGATAAGAAAGATCCTCTTGCAAAGATGATGAAAGATATGGGATTTCCATGTGAAGATGATGTAATGAAACCAGATCACACTTATGTTTTTTCATTTCCTATGAAGTCTCCTGAATATGCTGTATTTCGTAAAGATATGTCTGCTATTAATCAACTTGAAATCTGGCTGACTTATCAGCGCCACTGGTGCGAACACAAACCCTCTATCACCGTAAGTGTTCGTGAAGAAGAATGGCCAACAGTCGGTGCTTGGGTATATGAACATTTTGATGAACTCAGTGGTGTTTCATTCTTACCATTCAGTGATCATAGTTACAAACAGGCACCTTATCAAGATTGCACCAAAGAAGAGTATGAAGAACTTCTTGCAAAGATGCCTAAGAACATCAATTGGATGGATCTCGCTAAATACGAGAAAACTGATGCTACAACAGGTTCGCAGGAGCTGGCTTGTTCAAGCGCCACGGGATGCGAAATCTAATGGGACTATTTGCGCTGCCTCTGTATGATGATCCAATCAAAAATGCAGAGGCAGCGATATCCAATCTCAAGCTATATACAACAGGAGAGGGCGGAAGCTACAATCTTGGTTTTGCCCTAGCTTGTATAGAAAAAGCTATAGAACAAGAGAAAGAACAACATGACAAAAGAAGTAGAGAAGATTAAATGCAACTTCTGTGAGTCATCATACAAAGTGCTTTACGACTATGAAGAAACACAGGGGCAGCCTCGTTTCTGTTCCTTCTGTGGTGAAGAATGCTTTAATGAAGACGAACTTGATTTAGAGGATGATGAAAATGAGTGATGATTATGCAAAGGGATTCAAGGACGGTTTTGCTGTTGGTCTAGAAGAAGGTAAGAGACTTGCTCCTAAAACTACCAGATTAGATGACTATGTTTTTGGTAATAGTTATGGATGCCCGAAATGCGGTAAAAACTTCAACGATGGTAAGATTTGGGGCTATGTGTGTTCCGTCTCAGGATGTCCGAGTAGAGTAACATGCGGTGCTGTCGGAGCAACATACGATAACATGTCATCATCATATCCTGATTGGGCAGGAAATCCTACTATCGCACAATCTGACAAGTAGCATACATACTCTCATAGGAGAGTGTTATGTGGACTTACAAAGGTAAAGAGATTGGTGATGATGAAGTTGTCGGCTATGCAGCATTCGTTTACATCATCACCAATCTAGAAAATAACAAGAGATATATTGGTAAAAAAATCTTCACATCTGTCAGAAGACAAAAAGTCAAAGGCAAAAAGAGAAGAAAGAAAGTCCAAAAAGAGAGTAACTGGAAATCTTATTTCGGTTCAAATCTAGCACTCATCGCCGATGTTGATAGATTGGGCGAAGATAAGTTTAGTCGTGAAATCGTAAAACTCTGCAAGACAAGAGGAACGGCCAGTTATTGGGAAGCATATTATATTATGTTTCATCATGCAATAATATCGGAAGAGTTTTATAACGAATCTCTTCAAGTTCGTGTACATTGTTCACATGTGAAGGATTAACTGCGACACTATTGCACTTGCTAATAAATGCTGCATGTGCTAAATAGATGTGTATCACAACATAACAAGGAGAGTCCTACCATGACCGCATGGGGAAGAATGTTTCTGAACGCCATGAATGGATTTCGGAATGAAAGCGAAACTGGATTGGTTCGCATGTTTCGTGTAGAGTATTCAAAAGAATACCGCCAGTTGAAAAAACTGGGAGTGCAACTGGACGATGCATTTGTTCGTCAGTATCTCAAGACAATAAAAACCTAATAAAATCAATAACTTAGCAAAACCTCATTAAAATCAATAACTTAGCCAACCTGCTATGCATCCGCCGCATAGCAGGTATTCTCATTCCAGTCTTGTATTTCCTAGCTATCAGCACTATATTATAAGAGTAACAAGAGAGAGAAAAACGAATGGCTAAGATGAACCTCCCCGTTGAATTCCTTACCGATTATGCTGATCATATCAAGACCGACTATATCAAGTGGTGGGGAAATCGTGCTTCTGAAAAGCATGTTCAAGAAATGATTGCCGAGCGAGGAATTGAGTTTCAGCCTGGCTCTTCCTACATCAAGGTTGTTGAAACTCGCAACGGTGTTGTGGATCGGGTTCACTCGTTCATTGTGAACAAGGCTGGGAAGTTCCCGCTCGGTACCATCCTTAAGGCTGCTTCGTTCAAGGCTCCTGCGACCAATTTTGGTCGTGGCAATCTTCTCGACCGTCAGACTTGGAACCGCGTTGTTTGGACTGGAGTGAACTAATGCGGCCGCGCTTCTACTATCAAATAGAGTTTGATGACGGCCGAGTGATCCGCCGTGAGTATCAAACCAAGTCCATGGCCGAAGCCATCTACAAATCGCTTGAAGCTGAGATGCTTCTGTTCAATATCAAGCTTGTTCAATATGGAGAAATGCGCTAATGTCTTATAACGGTTGGGCTAACTACGAAACCTGGAATGTTGGCATGTGGTACGGCGATGTTTTCGCTGACATGGCTTCCGAACAAAAGCTTCACGGCGTCTATCTTGAAGAGATGGTCGTTGAAATGGAAATGGACAAGGTTCCCGATTCGTCTCTCGCGGCTGATATCATGAATGCGTTCCTGCGCCGCGTTGACTGGGACGAACTGGCCGACCACTATAACGAAGATTCCGATTTTGTTGACGAAGACGAGGAAGAGGAAATCGATGCGTAAGCCATATGAGTCCTATGCCGAGATTCCTGTTCTGGTGGCAGAATATGTCTTGACAGTCGCAGCCGAAAAGCGTATTATGGACATACCGCTTGAAGATATCAATTCCTTTCTGACGGGTCTTCATGAGCATTACAAGACGAAGCAGGAAGAGTATTCAGAAGGTTGGGTGTAATGGCGGTCATGTATCGCTATGATCGGCATGAAAAAAACTGGAACATCAATACTACTTGGATTGGCGGTTTCATCTTGTTTTATGAACCGTCCGAGTGTATAATGTTTGTGCCTGGTTCATATCAGGAAATGTTGAAGGACTATGACTAATGGCACTCGTATATACTAAGACTTCATCTGGTCGTAAGAGGCCGTCTAAGAAGACGCTGCGGTTGCGCGAAGACCGCAAGGCTTATTTCAAGTCCATTCTGAGTGGTTCGGTCAAGGAACGGCCGATCAATCTGCCTGAGCCGATGGTCAAGAAGTCTCTGCCGCCGCTGTCTAACTCCGTCGGCAATGGCTTCAAGCGGTCCGTTGATGACTACAAGTGGAAGCGCGACCGTGAGGAATCTGTAGCTACTGCGAAGGCGATTGAAGAAAAGAAGAAGCGTTTGGCACCTATTGCGAACAAAACTGGCTATCAGTACATAACTGATGGCGCTGATGTTGAAACTCTTGGGAGAAAAGTGTGATGGAAGTTTATCGTGAACAGTTTGGATCTTGGGCTGACGTTCAACGTGAGTTTGAGATGGATGTGCCTGAGCCTGATGATGTAATATATGCTGAGTATAATACTCCGTCTTACGAAGGTTACGCCAACGAGGTGAAGGGGCATTTCCTAACTTTCGCGTACCTGAAGTACGGAAAAGTTCAATTTCATGTGGCACTATGCATGAGTATATGCTAACCTTCTCGTACCTGAAGTACGCGAAAGTTAGGCGGCATCGCTGGCGTCTGGATGACCTCGGTCGTCAAGTTCAAGAACACATAATGGATGCTGTACTGGCTTATCCTGGCAATGGCCAATTTGCGGGTCATGCGTAAACATAAAGAGGAATAGAAATGAAAAAGTACACTGTGAGTTATAGAATTGGTGCATATTGGTATCAATCAGAAGTATTTACATCTAGTTCAAGTGCTGCTATACTTTGGGCTGAGAATATCGGTGGACATAATGCTATCGTAATGAAAGAAGAAGAAGTAGAATGAAAAAGAAAACTTATATCGATCCGCCAGGCGGTTGGCGATATGGATTTCCAAAGATTCTTCCTGATGATATCAAGAATGTCAACTCTTGGCTCGTACAAAATGGCTATCCACAAAGTGAGATAGATAGTTGTGGAAAATATTTTCACTGTCGTTACTGGGAGTCTGAGTAATGGAAATTAAAATTTATACCAAAGATGATTGTTCATGGTGTGTCAAATCTAAAGAACTAATGAACAAGTTGCATCTGAAATATATAGAGTATAAACTTGGAACAGATTTTACCCGCGAAGAATTGCGTGAACTTGTTCCTGAAAATCTGCCGTTGACTTTGCCGCAAATCTTTGTTCGTGGTAAGCGCATCGGTGGATATGAAGACTTTGCCGATTACTGCGAAAGCACAGGAATAATGGGGTTACAAGGATGAAAACATTTATCACAATTATAGCAGCAGTATTTGCTGCATCAACTTTACTTTCTACTCCTGTCATTTCAGGAGAAAAGCAGAAGCAATTCAAGCATCATAGACCAGTAAAGCCACATCGACATCATAGGCGTCATCACGGTGGCACTTGGAACTATAACTATAATTACAAGTATGAGTATGATAATGGCAATTGGTATCAGGATCCATATCTTTGGGGTTCAGTCGCGGGTGTAGTTGGCGGACTTATTCTAGATTCTGGTCCAGAATATGCTGTTCCTCCAGTATATGCCCAGCCGCCAGTGTATATGGATGAGCCGATTGCAAACGGCGGATGCTTTGAAGTCATTCGTCGTGTTTTAGTCGATGGTGTTTATATAGATCGAAGAGAAATGTATTGCCCGTAAGAGAGAAAATAATATGATTGACAAGAACACACTCAGAGAAAACTTGACAAAGTGTATGGCCCGTGTTATCTTTACAAAGACAGACGGCTCTACACGGGAAATGAATTGTACTCTGATGGAAGATTATGTTCCAAAGCAGAGTGAGCCAGTTGTGCGACATTTACCTCGCGCAGAAAACGATGAAGTTCTAGCCGTATGGGATCTAGATAATTCGGGTTGGCGGTCATTCCGTCTCGACTCAATCAACACAATTGAATATATAGGAGTGAATAGAGTATAATGCCACATCCACATAAGAATAGACCGCGCAAGGGTCGTCGTAAGATTGGTTCTAGTAAGCGCAAGAAGGCTGCTAAGAACAGGAAGAAGTAATGAGTTCAGATAATGGAATTTATATTCTGCACACAAGAGGTCCAGAATATCGTGTAGGACATCATCAAGGAATTGATAATATCTACGGAAACTTTTCCGATGAAACGTTCCGATGGCAAGGTGATCCTGAAATGATTTGGGATTATTTCCATGCCGACAAGATGTTTACCAATATTGAATTAGCACTTGACTATGCCGAGATGATCAGTTACAATTATGAATATCTTGAGTATGGAATTTGTGTGATTTCCGACTTCAAGGATATCGATTTCAGAGTGCTAGAGGAAAAGTATGGCAAAGAAGCAGAAAGCGATTCGCGGTAAGTTTGCAGATGAAAAGTATCTTGGATCAGAACCAGACTTGCGTGGCGAAGTCACAAACGCACAACTTGCTCAAGCATACAATTGGTACAACTATTTCTATGACTCAGACCAGGCTAAGGCGTGGGTCATCGAATATCTAAAAGAGTTTTATAAATCAGACAAGGAGTTAATAAAAAATGCCAACAGAATTAATCCTCATTCTTGCCGCACTTGTGGCTGGAGTTCTCGTATATTACTACTGGGCGGGAATCTCCCAGAAGGAATCGAAGAGCGAAACATTGCCAGAATTAAAGCCCTCGCCGAAGCCTGTAGTGGAATCAGCGAAGCCGAAGAAGAAGGCAGCGCCAAAGAAGAAGTCAAGCAAGTAATCTCCATTCAGGAGCGAGTGGCCAATCGGGCTAGTGAATTGATTGCCGATATCGAAGTCCATCTGGACAACTACTATCGTAACGGCACTCAATTCAAAGCCTCTGATTGGCTCTCTCAAAATGATGTAAAGCCGCAGATTGCACAACGAATTGCGGACTATTACAAGCCGCTTTACTCAGAAGCATTCGATGCCCTGCAAGGCAAAGATGCACAACTGAAAGAAGGCTATTCACACTGGACTAAGCCGAAACTCAAGGCTTATATTGAGTTCATCAAGTCTATCATCTCAGCGGCTGAAACTCGTTCAGTCATCGCAAAGGCTATTCGTAAGCCACGCAAGAAGAAGGAAAAGCCCGCTTCTGTTCTTGTGGCCAAACTCAAGTACAAAGAGAAGGATGAAACCTACAATGTCGTTTCAGTCGATCCAAAGCAGATCATTGGATGCAATCAACTTTGGGTGTTCAATACCAAATATCGAACTATGGCTGTTTACAATGCTATGGGCCCTGCTGGGCTGGGCATCAAGGGTTGCACCGTAACTGGCTATGATGAGAAAACATCCATTGTGAAGAAACTGCGAAAGCCGACTGAACAAGTGAACAAGTTACTTGACGGCGGCAAGGTTGTTCTTCGCAAGTTCATGGATGAAATTAAGTGCAAGCCGAAGGAAGCGAACGGTCGCATAAATAGTGATGTCGTGCTTCTAAGGATTATCAAATGACAAACGTATTCAAGTTTCCCGAACACAAAATCGTCAGAGAAGTTCCAGTCAATCTGGAAGAAGTAGAGAAGCAAAAGGAAAAGGGCAAGCAAAAGTATGCTGACGGAATCGTTGGCGAAGTTGCAACTGGACTTATTGCTGAACTGGAAAACTATGGAGTGGAAATCGAAGATGATGATGGAAGTGTGAGCAAAGATTTTATTTTCTTGACAGACGTTCTGAAAAGTGTTATATATCGTAACATGGGTCTAAAGCATTCACTCCACAACTTTGTCGATGACAATGTGGAAATCTTTACCAACGAAAAAGAATACAAAGAATACCTAGAAAAAGCAGAAGTAGAAACTAACGACAACTAATAGGTGTAATGTGATTTTGATTGACCTGAATCAGGTCCTGATTTCTAATTTGATGCAACAAATCGGTTCAAATCCCAAAGTCAAATTGGAAGAAGATTTGATTCGTCATATGGTACTAAACTCTCTTCGGTCATATGCGCGGCAGTTCAAGCAGAAGTATGGCGATATCGTCATCTGCTGCGATAGCAAGAAGTATTGGCGCCGTGATGTGTTTCCGTTCTACAAGTCCAATCGAAAGAAGGATCGTGAAAAGTCCGAGTTCGATTGGAATCTCATCTTTGATACTCTCGGCAAGATTAGAAACGAACTGAAAGAAAACTTTCCGTATCGCGTACTGGAAGTTGAGGGCGCAGAAGCGGACGACATTATTGCTGTCCTGTCGGCCAGAACCTCACCGAATGAAGAGGTACTTATTCTGTCCTCTGACAAAGATTTCGTCCAACTCCAGAAGTACAGCAACGTAATCCAGTATTCTCCCATTCTCAAGCGATATGTCGAGGCTCAGGATCCTCATCTGTACGTGAAGGAGCATATTATTCGTGGCGACCGCGGCGACGGCATTCCAAACTTTCTGTCTGCTGACAATACCTTTGCCCTTGGAGAACGCCAGAAAGTCATAAATACTAAGAAGCTGGCCGAGTGGCTGCGTAAGACTCCAGAAGAGTTCTGTATCAACGACAATATGCTTCGCGGATACAAGCGCAATCAAATGCTGGTTGACCTGGATTATATTCCAGAGACAATCAAGCAGCAGATTGTGGAAGCTTACGAAAACACCAAGCCAAGCACTCGCCAGAAGATGTTCAACTATTTCATCGAAAAGCGGTTGAGCAATCTAATGGAAGTCATTGACGAATTTTGAGGAAAATATGATTAAGAATATTCATGAAGTGTTTGAAGAACTAGAAGCTGCGCCGCACAAGGATGCAGCCAAGGCGATACTATATTACAATATAACTCCAGGTCTCAGAGGCGTCCTGAGGGCCAACTTTCATCCTGGAATCAAGTTCGTCATAGATGAGGTGCCGCCTTATCGTGAGAATAATGCGCCTATTGGATTGGGTGATACTTCCATTCACAAGGAAATCAATCGCGTCTATATCTTTGAGCAGAACAATCCAAGGGTTGATCCCAATCTAACGCTGGAAAGAAAGAAGATAGTCCTTACTCAGATTCTGGAAGGGCTAGAGGCTAAAGAGGCTAAGATTTTTGCTGATATGCTACTGAAACGTATCAAGGTAAAACATCTCAACAAGAAGTTGATTGAAGAAGTTTTCCCAGATATATTTTCGTATTGATGGAGTGCCTTACATCATGGTCAATCTAACGAAGGAACGATCATGTCTAAGAAATCGAAACTTGCAAAACTACTGTCTACAAAAGAACATTACGAATATGAAACAACGGTTGAGGATTGCCAGAGATGGTTCAATATCCTCAACCGCGAACTATTCAACGAATCCCTTCCAAAAATTGATGAAATCGATATACGCTGGCGTCGAGGCGCTCATGCGTGGTACGATTATGACCAGACCAATCCTGGCGCTGGCACGTGTAAGTTGCTCATGAACAAGCGATACAAATCAAAACAGTTTTTCGTTGAAGTGTTGGCCCACGAAATGGTTCATCACTATCAATACATCTACAACGAGGAAGTTGGTCACGGGTCCTCGTTTCTAAAATGGCGTGACAAGTTTAACAAGAAAGGTTTGAATTTATCAAAGGCGTATTGACATGAAGTACAAAAAGAATTACTATGGCACTCATGAAGATTATGATGATGAAGAATATGCAGAACTGAGAGCAGGGCAAAAAAGACGCCCGATTCGCAATTGGACCAGAGCCTATACTCAGAACCAAGACGAGGCCGAGGTCATAGACGATTTTTATAGTAACCGCAAGAGTTACAGATGACGTAGCGTAAGCAGGTATGCTTTGGCCACATACCTGCTATGCGTTTATAAACGTTGAATTTTTGGGTGGTAGGTCTTATATCTAGTCCATCAGACAATCAATGGAGACTTTCCTAATGGCTATCGCTTGGACTGAACAACACAACGGCTTTGAGGGTACCCAGACCGACTGGGCTGGCTATGTGCTTGAAAAGATTGTAGATACCGGCTATCGGATCATGTCCGACATATGGGGTACTGCCGACTTTGCCCTTGTCTGGGACGAAAATATCAATGGTCCCAAGCAGATACTGGTCAATGTGTATGACATGAATCCTGAGGGCTGGCACCCTGTCCAGATCACGGTGGATGCTACTCCTGAGATCCGCGAAAAGCACAAGCAATGGTTGATCAACCGCGAGTATAATCGCCTGCTTGGTAGCGCGGAGATTGCAGTTCGCCAGATTGAGAAGGGCACTATCGCAAAGGTTGTACGCGGTCGGAACGGCAAGGGTACTATCGGGAAGGTTGTAGTTCAGATGATTGCAACCTACGGTATGGGCTATCGCTCAACCAGCGAATACAAGCTGGCAATTGCTACCTCTGACGTTAAGGTAAAGAAGCCCTTACGTTCGGGTAAGGTTGTCGAAGTCTACCAGGACGTGGTCTGGGTCTGGCAGCGCAACTGTGAGCGGGTTGACGTGGCCAAGATTGACAAGGATGCTCTCCTCCAGACGGCTCAGGAGCGGGTGGTACGTAGCCTCGCGGCCTGAGCCTACCCACTCCAGCCCGCTCCTACCGCATCCTAGAGAGTCCCAACAAAATCAATCACTTAGCCGAACCCAATAAAATCAATAACTTAGCCATGCGGTGGATGCATAGCAGGTATGACAACTCCGTTATTGAATCCGACGGGTACCATCACTATATTATGTATGTAAGAGAGAGATGGAAATGACCGATACCGACCGACTGATTAG